GGTTAATGCCTGTCGTGCTGGTAAAAACGTGATGCTTACCATCCAAAATCCCGATAAAAAGAATACTAAAGAACGCATGATTCGTGTACCCGCAGTTGACGTTTGGGGTTTTCCTCGTCAAGCAAATTTGCGTATGCGATAATGACTGAGTTTAGTGACGGAATATTTAACGTAATCAAGCACAGTAGTGCTGCTCTTGCTGTTATATACACGTTAGGTCATATTATAATTGCAATGACTGTTGTAAGTTTTATGACTGGAGCAAGTATATGGGAAGCAGGAGCAGTTGCGCTTGTAGAACCTGCAATCAACGGTGGTTGGTTTTATATACTTCATAAAACCTGGAGTAACTTTAAGTAATGGAAATTTTATGGGCAGTTTATTTAGAAGTTTGTTTAATCTCTTCTTGCATTTCACAAGAAGTTCAAAGGTTTGATCCCCCACAAGCAGAAACTAAGTGTGTTGAAATGTTAGAAGCCTATGTCAAAATTCCCTCTGATGGAGAGTGGGACTCTATAGATTGGGTTTGTAAACCACTACATAGTGAGGGAGTGTAGTGCCTGAAGGACCAGAGTGTACTAGAACTTGTCGTCAGCTTGATCGCGCTACGCGTGGTAAGTCTTTAGTAAATATAAACTTTATATCAGGAAGATATGTAAAAAATTTACCCACGGGTTTTGCAGATTTTTATATAGCTTTAGAAGAAAATCATCTTCCTGTTAAAGGTGTGTTTAATAAAGGTAAATTTATTTGGTGGGAATTTGGAGACATGTTTCCCATTTGTTACATGTATACTACCCTAGGAATGACAGGCAACTTTAAACTAAAACCTTCTAAATATACACGATTTGCTTTATACTTTGATGATGAATCTTCTATCTACTATAACGATATGCGCAATTTTGGGACTATTAAGTTTGTTCATAAAGAAAGTGATTTACAAGCAAAACTTAGATCAATCGGACCTGATATGCTTAATAATCCTTGTACTCTTGACGAGTTTAATACCCGCGCACGAAGTAATCCCAATTACTCGGTAGTAAAGTGGTTAATGGATCAGAAAAAGATTTCTGGTGTAGGTAATATTTATAAGTCAGAATCATTATTCTTAGCAGGTATTGCTCCTCATAGAACTATGGGATCTTTAGGCGGAGAAGAACTTGAAAAACTTTATTATGCAATTTGTAAGGTACTTTCAGCATCGTATGAGACCGGAGGCGCAACTATTCGTAATTATTCTGACTTATACAATAATCATGGTAAGTATACTCGTTTTGCATCAAACCCTACTGAGATAGTAGAAGCACGAGGTGGTCATGTAATGGTTTATAATCAAAAACATGATATTTACGGCAATTCAGTAGAGAGGATTAAACTTGATGATGGAAGAACAACTTTTTGGTCTCCGGCGGTGCAGTTTTGAGTGAAGAATCTAAACTAATCTTAATTTCAGATTTCATTGAACAAAAAATACGTAAAGAACAAGAACTTGAATTTTATCTTAAAGAACTTACAGAGTTAAACCGTAAGATTGGATTCTTACGGCAAGAAGTTGATTTAACAAACACTATTATCAACATGATCAAAGCAGAACAAGTTCATGATGTTAAAGAGCGCATGGTTGAAAGACTAGATAATCAAATTATAAGAGGTAATGATGACTTGGGCTAACTATAATCCTATCCAATCTATGTTGGAACAATACCATGAAGTATCAAATGAGGACGATGTATTGATTCCTACTACTGACGACGTAGCCTGGACTCATTTTGTAGAGCAGCGTTGGGTATACGATAAGATGAGAATATGTGCTTCTCAAGATATACCTCACGGACCAATAGGAACAACTCCTACTGAGTATCCAATTTGTGTAAAGCCTATCTACAATCTTTTTGGGGGCTCTATAAAGTCTCATGTTTGTCATAACGAAGAACAATACAGAAAAATTATTGATCCCAGCCTATTTTGGTCTCCCTATCACATGGGAGATCACTATTCTGTTGATCTTATTATGTGTAATGGTAGTGTTGTAGAGAGGTTTGTCTTTTGCGGAGAAAAACTTCAACACGGAGCTTTTGATTACTGGTACTTAATTAATGATGACTTATATAATCATGCTATAGATGATGCAGTAAGAATAGCTTGGAGCTGGGCACAAGAGCAGTTATGGGATTATACTGGTTGTGTAAATATTGAAATAATTGGTACTAGTATTATTGAAGTTCAACTGCGAATGGGAGATATTGATCGTTTAGGTTGTGCTTCTTTGATGGAATCTATCCATAACCTCTATGCAACTAACAATTGGGCGTGGAAACAACCTGCAAACTTTCCAGAACATTTTTACTTAGCTGCTCTCTTTGGTCAACCCAATGTCAATTTTTCTATTAACTATAATATTGTAGATGAAATATGTGATAAACTCACCTATTGGCAAATAGACAATCCAAAAGAATACTTTGCAAACCCTTACCACGGAAATAGATTAGCTGTGTTCTGTGGAGAAAATTGGTCTGAAGTTGTTAAAGCTAGAAACCTTACTATTGCACTTTTTTCTCCAGACATTGATGGGCGTTATGTAGATTGTTTATCAGGTTTTAAAGAACTGAGACTTTAGTTACTGTTGCTCAATGCTTTTTAGATGTGTTATATTTTATAAAATAAGGAGATTGAGATGAAATGGATAATCGTAATATTTGTAAATTTTCTTCCTGTCACTGCTCAGTGGGAGATGTATGATTATAGTGATAACCCATTTGACTCAGAAGTAGCTTGTTTACAGTTTGTTGTGCAAAATAAACAATTTTTAATAGACGAAGCTAACAGAGCGTATCGCCGCAACGATAAAGATTATGTAATTGGTTGTCCTACTTTGGATAAATTCAATGATAATGTGATGCCTGAAGAGATTGCCGCATGAAAATGAATAAAGCTCAAAAGTTACAGTATCACGAGCGTTGGTTAATGAAGCGAGGTGTTCACCCCTCTCAAATAAAAACCAAAAATAAATCTCATATTAAGATGCCTTGTTATAAATCTGAAATAGAAACTGCTCCTACCTCAGACCGTGTAGGCAATGGTTTTGTTAAGAGTAAGCATAAGTACTCTGGGTCAGGTGTTCATGTTGGGCAGGCATATAATAAGGGCAACTTAGTTGTTTTAAGCTCTAAAGAAGCGTCTGATTCTACTACAGGTAAGCGAAGATGATTATTAAATCACAAAAAATGCATAACTTTGTATCTGCTCTCAAGTTTCATAATTTTACAGGGTTAATGCAGTGTGGAGATGCTTCTTTTGCTTTCTGTTCTATTTTATTAGAGTCAAATGTTGCACTACCTTATACAATCATTACGGCTTATTTTGAAAACTCAAGCAATCATACAATAGTTTTTGCAGAAAAAACAACCTTTGATCCTTTGAACAATATTTTTATACCTAATTTTAAGTTTGCTTTTGATGAAGTCAATATTAGCACCGAGTTTGTACCTATTTCTAATCAAAACAAAATGCACGACCATAGATTAGAGTTTTTTAAAAATTACTATTCACTTGATAAAATTATTAAAATAAATCAGTTTGTGGTATTGAAAAAATAATGAAAATGAACAGAACTAATTCTTTAAAGGATGTAACATGAAAAAATACTCATCTGAACAAAAAGCCGAATATACTAGATATGCAAACGAATACATTCGCACTGTAAATAAGTGGTGTCAGGATAATATTTATCGCAAGTTTAATCTTGCTCATATTAATCTTGATTGGAGTCCTAGCCGCTCTTGTTCCCGTGGTGGTATGTATGCTGATGGGCCTGGAATTAATATTGCTATGTATCGTTGTTGTAAAAACGATAACGGCGAGGTTCAGCGTGTTTTTGAATACAAAAGTTTTGATGCAGATCCAGTGATTGGTGGCATCTATACCAGAACTAAGTTTCACAATTTAGAACTTACTATTCTTCATGAAATAGCACACGCACTTCAGTATTATTCTTATCGTGTTAACGGATTTCGTTGTAAACCACACGGTACAGTTTGGAAAAACTTTTATCGCAGATTACGGGAAGAATTTTTAAACCCACGGCTTGAAGATCAGGTTGAACTTAAACTTCATTATGATAAAATTAAAGAACAGATCGAAACTGGTAAGTTTAATCTTGTCACAGATGATCAGTTAGCACATCTGTTTGGAAGGGCGGCTTCTAATTAATACCTATTGCGATAGACCATGGACTGAGTTACATATCGAGGAGGATGGTAGCGTTACTCCTTGTTGTGTTATGCCTTCAAATCGTTTTCCTATGGGTAATAGCTTAAAAGAGTATGTTTCTGGAGAAGAGTTAAAAGACCTTAAAACTAGTTTACTGTCAGGTATTCAGCATAAAAATTGTGAGTGGTGTTGGAAAAACGAACAATTGGGTCTTAAAACACACAGGGTAAAAACCAAAAGATCTGAAGGTATTAATTCGATACACATAAGGTTAAGTAATGTTTGTAACTTTAAATGTCGTATGTGTAACCCCTCTTTTTCTTCTACGTGGGCACAAGAAAATAAAAAACATAATTGGTATGTACATTTAGATAATCAAGTTACAAAAGATACTTTAAAAAATACTGACTACTTATTTCCTTTGTTAAAAGATCAAATTACTAAAAAGAATCTTAGTCTTATCAGTATTTCAGGGGGTGAGCCTCTAATTACAGATTCTCATTGTCAATTATTAGATTTTTTAATCAAAAATAAACTTACTGATGTAGATTTATCCTATTCTACTAACCTTTCAAATTTTAACTATAAAGGTCGAGATTTACTTGCTTTATGGAGTAAGTTTAGACGAGTAAGTTTAGAGGCTAGTATTGATGGTTGGGGTCCTGCTGTTGAGTATTCCAGAACAGGCTTTGATCTAGATACTTTTAAGAAAAATTTTAGACTAGCCTTGAAACATATAACTGCCATTAATTGTGTAGTAAATGTGTATAGTGTTTGGACTCTACCTGAGATTGAAAGATTTAGGAAGTTTGGTATTAATATTGTTTATTCTCCTTGTTATCTTCCTGAGTACTGTAATCCCCAGATTCTAAACTACGAAGATAAACAAACTCTCAAAAAACTGTATGAGCCTTTTCCTGAACTTCGTGGTTTGTATGAAAAATTTATAGACAAAAACTTAGAAGAAAGTTATAATCTAGAAATTGGTGATAAAGTTTTACAGTCTGTTAAGGGCGAGAGCACAGAAACTATGGTAAATTACAATTTATTACTTGATTCTCATAGAAATACTTCTTTTTTTGAGGTGTTTCCTATGTACAAAAAATATTTAAGGAGTTAACATGGCAAATGTTTGGGTAGGAGAAAATTACTACATCAAAAACGTATATCTCTCTGAGAGCGTTAGATTTGAAGCAGTCCCGAATACGAATATTTCTGTTCAGTCTTATTTAGTTGATTTACAAAGACTTCCAGAAAGCTCATACCCTGCTTCAACTGAGGTTTTTCTTGATAGTTATACAGATAGTTTAGCAGCAGATATAAGT